CATCTCTAAGGTTCTCTTTATTAGGAAGAAACGCTTTCGCAACCAATCTGTGAACGTTTTTCGTATGACCACGGCCAGTCTCCTCATCTCGTAAACGAACAACCGGATAACCACACGAATCAATGCCGCCACGCATCACATGCCAATAACCCCATAAATTACTTTTTACCCTTCCACGACTACTTACTCGATAGCCAGGAAAGTCCTTAATGTTCCGCCATCGTTCTCTGTCATCCATTTCGGTTATGTCCTCCGTATATTATCGATCAGGCTCCAGCGCTGGGAGTGCTGGAAGATGAACCATGCTTATGAAGGAATACCTCAGCGGCATGATACTTAACAAGCGTTCCGGAGCATCTGGCTTCCATAAGATACTTCTGACGGTTTACATCGATGTCGAACTGGTTGAAGGTGTTGATCTCGCCACCCTTATCAGTTCCGACATGATAATCTTTAAGGTTAACCTTGATACCGTATACATCGTAAACGACTCCGTCAATTGTAACAGTCAAATCTTCCATAACCGGAACATCAACAATGGCCGATACACGAAGAGCAGTGCAAAGCTCAGCATCAGAAGAATACAGTCTTCTTCCGATAGTATCTTTGGTCCACAGCCAATTGGTGTGAATGCCTGTAGCGGTATAGAACTTCGGAGAACCGGATCCCTTATACTCTTTGTGAGCCTTAGCGATTTCTTCGATCTGAAGAGCCGGATCTTTAGCGGCCTCATCGGACAGCTGAACCTTAACAGTGAAGAGGTCTTCCATGGAAACAACAGGACGAATGTGAGTCTCGTCAATCTTATCCTCAGAAGAAGCCTCACGGCCATCGCCGATCAGAATAGCACGAGCAATTTCCTCGTTGAGCATGACTCTCATCTCACGCATCAGGAAATTGACGATATCGACAGTAGTGACATCGATGATGTCATCGCGATCGAGCTTCTGTTTCTTGTAAACGGTCGTCGGGGTTGTCTCTCTTTTTGCAAGAGCGAAGAACTCTTCTTTCTTAACTTTGCCCTTGATGTAACCCTTAGCTCTTGCTTCATCGGCTGTAATGTCAGCGAACAGGGTCTTGATTCTTGCGAAAGGAGTATGAGTGGTGCTACCGAGAACGTCAGCAACCCAAGCATCTTCTCTCTTGATGAGTTCCGGCTCATTGTTCAGGGCTTTTGCATCTGGGAACAGAAGATCGATGTTTCCGATACCATAATCCTGATCAGCATGAGCGATGAATGCTTCGCGGAAAGAACCGCCATAGTTCTTCGCATCGTTCTTAGCGCTTGTAACAAGGCTGTTCATATCGTCATGAGACAGAACAGCGTCGTTTGCGTTGTCTGCAGCGTCAAATACACTGTAATTTCCAGCAGAATGTTTCATTGTCTTTTCTCCTTCTTTGTTATCAATAGGTGCTTCTTTGGTTTCTTCTTTTGCTTCCTGTTTGGGTGCTTCTTTCTTCTGCTGAGCCTTAAGCTTCTCAGGATCAGTAAAGAGAGCCGTCTGGATAAGATCGAAGATTTCCTTCGGGGACATCTTAGAGATCATGTCCAGATACTTCTTTGTGTTCGGATCGTTTTCGTCAACCGGTTCGTCTTCGACTTCATCGGCATGAGAAAGCGTGTCGTCATCAGGATTCGTATAGAGGGCAGATCTTACCATTTTGAAAACCTCAACCGGGCTCATCTGGCTGATCGTTTCCTCGACATCACCCATATCATCGTGTTCGAATTCTTCTTCAGGAATAGCTTCCACTTCTTCTCTTTCGTTTCCCACTTCTGTTGTCTCCTCTTTTTCTTCATCCTCATCATCGTTGTTGACTTCAACGTTGTCGTCAGAGTGAGCAAGTACGAAATCGAAATCGATACCGCAAGTGATGTTTGCTTCATCTTCAGATACGTCATAAGAGCCATCAGAGTGCATGATGACGGAATCAATAAGTGCGCCAGGATTTGCTCCAGCAGCTACAAGGCTTACTTCCTTGATGTCGCCATGAACAACTCTGTTTGCTTCTTCCTGCAGATGATTTGCGAAGATAGACATACTTGTAATATCTCCATGCTGAACATCTGCCTTTGCTTTCCTTCCTTCTCTTGTATGAGGGTTCAGGTAGCAATACGCGTATACACCATCAGCACGATTCTCAAGCTCGGCATGGCCTAAAATGTTAGCTTCGTTGTTGTGCTGGTGATTCCAAAAGATCGGAACAGTTTTGCCATTGCAGTCGGCAAAAGCGTTTGATCCGATCACACGGCCGTCTGCGCAAAGCACTTCTGCTTTTGTCGCATAACCGCTAAAATCGTAATTTCCTCTTTTAGCCATTTCTTTTGTGTTTCCTCCCATTGGCATTTCGTCCGTTCATTAATCTTATAAGCCAACTAAACAAGACAACTTAATATTCCGCTAGCTTTGCATTCGTTTGGTCGTGCTTATCTTATGTCTACAACCATGAACAAACATTTGGCATACGGCTTCATAATTTGTCCCATTTTGAAAACATTAAAAGATTTATGAATCGAACAAAAGTAATTCATTAGTAAAACAAATCCAGTTAAACTCCATTAACAATGTCGCTTAATATGTTAAGGCTCTTTGTTCTTTCTGGAGTCGGTTTACTCGTGTTATTATCGCCAGTTTCATCGGAAGAGATTTTTCCATCCTCAACCATTTCCATCTTGAGCTGATCGTTAGACTTGGAAATGTTAGGATTCTCAAGTCTATCAGCTTCAGGATCATCGTACGGTTTCATTCCGATCTTTTGTCTCAGTTCGTTGGAGGTCATGATGGTGTTACGCTTCATCTTGTCTCCAATGTCTGCAAACTGACTTACCGGAAGGAGTTTGAATGGATCTCTGAAGAACATAATGGATTGTCCCTGCGTAAGTGCTGTCTGAGATATGAACTTACGTTTAATCTCATCTACGATAGCAGAGATAATCGGTTCAATAGTTCTAGAATAATAATTTGTCATAACAGCATCCGGAGCGCTTCCGTCCATAATCTCCTGAGTTAAGCCAAGCTGACTGTATGCCATTTTTGTAAGGTATTCTATCTGTGTCATCAGATTGTTCTCAAGAGGCCTATTTAGCTGGACTATCTTTTCTGTTCCATCTGTATAAGCAATGCCTAGTTTGGATTCTCTAAGCTGCTTATCGATGTCGTTCCTTCTTTGTTCCGCTTGCTTTCTTCTAGCATCCGTCTTGATCACGTACGGAAGCTGAATGATCATGTTCAACTTTCCAGAGCTCGTTTCTTCATCAACTGCGTCAAGTACATTAAGTTTTCGTGTGAGTCGTTGAACGATTGACGCTCTGTCATTGATTACTGAATAAAGCGGATTCTCTATGATTGCTACGGAAGTCTTGGGGCGGATAATGTCTCTCTTTTCCCCAGTCTCTTCGTCATAAACTCTCACTCTTACAGATTTCGGGTACCATTCTAGAATCTGTCCGACGCGAAGTTCTGTAACATCATAGCTTTCTGTGTAGTCCGGATTTGCTGTTGCTCGAACAGGAACGATACATACGCATCCAGAATCTAGCATCTCCATAACCACTTCCTGAACGAATGCTCTGCCTGTCTGATCAAGATTAGCAGAAAGATTTAAGCAATCGTTCAAACAAGATTTATGTGTGGAAATATATCTTCCGTTTTCATCTGTATCTACATGTTCGATTTTAATGGCGGCAACATCCATTGCGATTCGGTTGTAAATAGCCGTCACAATGGTTCTCTCGTTGCCGCCACTGAATCTTACTCGGTCAGGTCTAAACGCATATGCCCGGCCTAAGTCTTGGAATGCATTTGAAACGCCACTTTTGGCATCTCGTCCAATAAACGCATTCCAGGAATTTCTGAATCGTGTATACAAACTCATTTTAGGTTTCTCCAATCATCAGCGTTTATCCTTAGTCAAATGCTTCTCGATTCAGTTTAAATGCGCAAAACGCATCCATCATTGCGGCAACTGGATCAATCTTAGCTTCATAGCGTTTCTTCAGAAGCTTTCTATTGCCGTTTGTGTCCTCAATGGTAATGGCGTTGCCCATCGCAAACTGCATAACCTGTTCATCAAAGATAAGCATTCTTTCGGATGCAAGTTTCTTCAATTCTCCAAGTGGAACAGTCTCGGTTTGAGCTCCCTGCCTTACTTTTTCAATACCAAACGGACCGTTTTCTGTAGCCCATCTTTCGATGAACTCTTTGGCATTATAAGGATCGTATCCGACGCACCGAATATCATACTGACATTCTGCTATATAGTTATCCAATTCTTCGTATACGGCCATCATATCGAGAATGGTTCCATCCATTACGATAAGCGATCCTTCTGCCATAAACTGCTCATACTTTTCATGCATTGCGAGAGGAAGTTGATTGAATGTTAATGATGAAATATAATTCCTTGTCCTAATCCCAAAACTTCCGTCTTTTAATGGGAACAGGAAAACGGCAGAAGTAAAGTCATCGCCTTGAGAAAGGTCGAGACCCAATGAGCATGGCATCTGCCAGAAATCCTGTTTCCTGTGTACGAGTGTTTCTTCATATGTAAAGAAGTAGGTAAAGCCCTCCATAGGAAGTCCAAATCTTTTTGCAAGAATATCATTCCTAGATGCCGGGGCCTTCTCTGCTCTCTCTACATCTTGCTGATAAACATCGTAAGTTACAGTCTTACCTAAGTTTGGGTTGGCCTTAAGCCACATGCTTGGGTCCCCAACCTCATCGACCGAATCGAGTTTATACCACCAAATGGATACATGTTCTGCTCTATACTCCCCCTTAAGGATTGACATTAATTCCATTTTGATAGTATCGCCAGGGCCGTTTCGTACGGTTCCTTCTGAACTTGTGGCAACGATTAAATAGTCACCATTTTCACCAGCGTCGTTCTTAGAAGCTGACTGTTCGAGAGAACCTACAACGTCTTCCCTGACATCTCCGGAAAGCCACTCGTCAACTGTGGCAATCTTACATCTAAGTCCCTGTAACTTATCGATGGACATAGGTCTTACAACGATCTTTGACCCTGTAAGCCTATTTACAATTCCCTCTTTTGTAGAGAGAAGTTTGACTCTATCCGCTTTCGAGCCAGTAGTGTTGTTTAGCGATCCTTCTGTTAGAAACTTAAACAGAGGTCCTCGTGATCTTGTGATGGCAGTTCGAATAGGACTCATAACCTCGTCTGCCTGATTCATAGTAGGTGCTGTCGTCACTTGTTGAGTCGTGGTGGTATCAACATTTTGGAAGTAACTTTGTATCCAAGAATCATAAAGTGACTTGGCAGCGCCTCGTCCGACAATGAGGTATTGCTTCTTAATAAGTCGTCGTTTGATTCGTTTAAGAACGTAGTGGCCTCCATGACCATCTTCGTTTGGTTCGTAAACGGATCTTGTTTCGAACTTATACCATCCAAATATTTCCTCTCCCCAAAGTTTAAAGGAGTCAAGAAGATGAACGTCAGAACCATCAGTAAGAGTCATTTCGTTTTCGCAGTATTTGACCCAGCCTTCAACAGCATCTGGGTCGTAATAATACCTTGGATCTGCTATAAGCCTGTCTATTCTATGCATTTCCATAGAGACTTCTCGGCAGACTGGTATCTCTCCCCTTAATACTGCTTCACGAAATTTTCCATAATAATAAGGAGTCGCTGTATTAGATAACCTCATCTATAGCGCTCCTTTTCTTATTTTCTCTTTTTTTCTTCTTCGTCTAAGAAGAAACTGTAAAGATCATCAAAGCCGTCATCAGTATTGTTAACGATGTCGCTGTTTCTCTTAGCTTCTTTTGTCAAAGCGTCAAGGTTTTTGAGCATCTGTTCGTTTGAAGGCGACATAGATGCAGAAGGCTTAGAAGACTGGGACTTGCTTGGTCCGGTAGAGTAATCACGAGTATCTCTATCTACATCTTTATCGAAATAAGCATCTTTCCAGTCCGTATTAGTGTTAGCTTTCACCATTTGATTTAATTCTTTTTGGTGACGCTTTTCTTCTTTTGCGGCTTCCTTCTTTGCTCTTTCGGCTTCTCGTTCTTTCTCGAACGCTTTCTGTCTCTGACGACTTGTATCCTCTTCCTGTTTTCTGTAAATTTCCGCTTCGGCGTTCATCTTAGCCATATAGGCTTTATGTTCTGCCTTGGCTTCTGCCCTAGATCTAGCGCCTGATACTGAGAATAGACCTCGCTTGTTAGTTTTACCAGAAGATGAATTTGGAGCTGGTGGTGTGGGTGTTGTAGGTTTCTGCGTCTGTGTCTGTTGCTGACCGTTTCCATTGTTGTCTTTCTTCCACGTCTTAAGAGCATATTCATCGCCAACGATGCCATTTAAGATGTACCTAGTATAAGTATCAACCGCATCAGCGACAAGCCTCTTACCGCCTTCAGAAACGCCTCCAGCTGCAGCATCAAGAACCGCTCTCTTCATTCGCTCTTTGGTTTCATAGTTCGGGTCCATCTTCTGTTTGTACTCTTTTTCAAGAGCCTTACGATTAAGTTCTTCTTTAATCTCATCGGAACTCATCTGGTCAACCGGTTTCCATCCAAATTTCTTTGGTTCTGCCTTGGTTTCCCATTTGCCTCTGAATGGTAAGAACTTCTTATCGCCTTTACGTCTGAACTTGTCACCATTGGCCGTATAGTGAACGCCATTCTTATTGAATATCATTTGATCGACGGAGTATCCGGTGTTATGCTTAGCGTTGTATTTCTCAACAGCCGCAGCCATTTCAGTCTTAGTAGGCTTTTTATACTTCTGATCAAATGTCTTCGGTTTGGGTTTCTTCTTCGCCTTAGAAGGTGCAGCTCCGGTTGTAAGAGTCGAACCGATTCTTGGTGCTCCAACACCATATCTGAGTCTTCCTGCTGGCGTTAAGGAACCATCAGAGTTCTGAAAACGCCTTTGACCCCAATGCATGTTCTTGATTCCCCAATGTTCTAGGAATTCATCTGTGGTGTCATTGGCTGTGTACCATTTTGAAGATTCATCAGACTGATACAGATAATAGGAAACGTCAGTAATACCAAGAGCATCAGCAATTTCGGCATTTGTCTTTCCTGAAGCTTTCATGGATTTGACCCTAGATTTTAATTTAGATGCTTCTGTTCTGGCTGTAAGGGTTGGTTTTCTAGCATAATCAGAAATATCATCCGGTTTTATGCCATCAAGTTTTTTATCCGATTTAGTTCCGTTCTCTTTATCATAATTCAAAGAGAACTTATCCATTGCGGCACGATGCTCTTTAATACCTTCTTTTGAATCTTTGTAATCTGGATTCTCTTCACGATACTTCTTCTCAAATTCGTCAAGGGCTTTCTTTTTCTTGACAGTGTCTGGAGAATCGCCTTTCAGTTTAGCATCTCTTGCTGCCGTATAATCCATCATAAAATCAACCGCTTTTTTATTGCGATAATTATGAATCGCGGCAGTAGTTGTGCCAATCGCTCCTGGAAGCGCCACAGCAGCGCCTAAGACAGGTCCGCCACCTGCAGCAACAATAGCTCCGAACATGGCAGCTGTGAATACACCTCTGGCTACAGGATGCTGAAGTTTTCTAGCTGCTATAGACATCTTTTTGCCATATGTCTTAAGGCCCTTCCTGTTAGGTTCAGCACTGTCGCCTTTGAAATACTTATCCATCTTGGCGGTTCTAGCATCTCCGACGCCATAACGAACGCGTCCAGCAGGGGTAAGAGATCCATCAGAGTTCTGGTATCTCCTGTCACCCCAGTGCATTCCTTTAATGCCCCAGTGTTCCAGATAATCTCCAGTAACATCATTCGAATCATAGTAAGAAGAGGTATCGGATTGAAAATCAAAGAACGAATCAAGAACATCGCTGTGTTTGATTACTTCGATCTGCGGTTTTTTGTAATACTTAAGGAACCTATTACCTTCTCCAACCTGCAAATCATTAATGCCATATTCAGCGATTCTCGCATTAATGTTTTTAGCGAGTTCTTCTTCATATGTCGGACTTACATAATTGAAAAACCGGACTGCTGATCTTACATGGTCTGCGTCCGGCATCGGGTATTTCTTAAGTTTTGGTATTCCGTATTTGTTCTTTGACAAATCTTCTGCCCATTTTGAATCTTCGTCTTGAGTCTCGTCAGAATGCTTGACTTCGTTTGTCTTCTCTTTGGATTCTTCCAGAATCGTAGGTTTCGTTTTTACAAACTCCACCATGTTGTGTTTTCCAGGAATAAATGTTTCTACAGCTCCACTTTTCGGATCTACCTGATAAAATGTATCAACTTCTACGTTAAACTGCTTAAGCTTACTATCCTCTTGCTTTTCCTTACGCGGAGCATCGAACACATAAACCGAATCAAACATTCTTACTGACTTTGGCTTACGATCTGGGTAAGCCGCCATAAACTTTTCTTTTGCTTCTTCTACCGTTAACATAGCAGCCTCCCTCACATTAACTTCTGTCTAAGTAATACTCATTGTCACCGATAGTGTATCGTAAAGGTTTCTTTTTAAACTTATTCTTAATGAATTCAACAGTCTTATCAAAACCTTTCTTTGCTGTCTTGACTGTCTTCTTTGCTTTATTGGCTACGCTCTTTATAAAGTCGCTTGTCTTTTGAGCCATCGTTTTCTTTGAAACGGAAGGCGTAGTTGTTTTTGGTTTCTTGGTGTTTCTTGCCGGAGTTGGTTTACTTCCGCCACCAGAATCATTCAAGTATCGTCCAACTGCAGATTCTGAAATTCCAAGAATCTTTGCAATCTCGGCATAAGACTTTCCGCTGTTATATAAGTTCTGAACACGTTTCCGTTTTTCTTCGACTTCCTTCTTAATCTGTTCCTGACTCTTACCATGAATATCATGTGGAATGTTAGGATCATCCTTCTTGAAATTGGAAATAACTTCTTCGGTATCGTTCTCTACATAATGCTTGCTTACAGCGCTCACATTAATTGTCTTATCATCGGTTCGAAGATACATAAACGAATTAACATCAGCTGCGTAAAAGTGTGAATTTGCAAACGCCTTTCCTTCACTTGTACTCTTAAGCTGATCAGATCGTACCATCTGATTCGTTTGTGTGTCGATAAAGAACACTTTGTCACCGTATACTTCGTAGTTAAACGCATGGCCACCGCCACCAATCCAGCCAGTAGCAAGAGTTCCTCTAGCGCCATCGCCTTGGCTTTGTAAAGTATTAACAAGCGTATTAATATCATTATCGTCCATAGCCTTTGACCCATCAACAAAATATTTACTGTTTTGCTGGGCTCTAACAAAATCGTTAAGATTCGGTCCAAGCATTCCGCTTGACTTTGCTGGTTTTGAATCTATAAGGCTAAACTCAAACTGAGTGGTGTTGTAAATATCAGCGATTTCTCCATTGGTAAGACCATATGGAGCTGTTTTCGATCTAACGTCATATCCACGCCTTGATAACTCATATGCCATGGAACAATAAGCACAATTCATGTCTCTTGTTTCTGTATGTGATGGGTTTACTATCGCGTCATGACCAGGACTCTTATCTATATCGTAATCATATACATCGACACCAGGATAGTTTTTTTCGTTATGAAAAACTCGAAGCGCACCTTCGTTGACATCATCTACAGAAAGACGCATTTGACGCGTGCGAGAACTTTTAAAGTAGTCATCATCGTGACGCTTAAATATCCTAGACAATTGCTCGTCATTCTTATCAGATCTTGTCTCACCGGAACCGGTCAGTTTCGTAGCACCTGGCATTCGTGGACCACCCACACCATATCTGATTCGACCAGCTGGGGTTAGAGAACCATCAGCGTTCTGATAATTGCGATCTCCCCAGTGCATTCCTTTAATACCCCAATGAAGTAGAAAGTCCTCTGTGGTATCGTTTGCGGAATACCATTTTGAAGAATCGGAATGATAGAGATAGTAAGATACATCTGTAACCCCAAGAGCATCAGCGATTTCTGCATTGGTTTTTCCTGCCGCTTTCATAGATTTTGCCCTTGCTTTTAGTTGTGTTGGATTCCAAGTCGCATCAGCGATTTTTTGCTTATCTCCTTTTGATGATTTTCTAATGTATTCTTTTAAAGCGTTTTCTTGTTTTATGTACTCATCAACGTTTTTAGCTTCTCTCATTTTTAAAGCCAACACTCGCTCTTTGCCATTCAGATTGACACCAAAATCAGGTTTATCTTTCTTAACGATCTTCTTATTAAAATCATAAATATCTACGTTCTTGCCAGAATCTCTCATCCTCTGAATGTTTTTAGAAGTTGCTGAATCAGGACGGTCGTCAAGAGTTGTGATAGCGAAACCTTTATCTGCGATCTTAGACATGGCGATATCTTTTTGTGCTCTGATATCACGCTCTTCTGTTAAGTTCCCGTGTCCGATTTTCTCGACAGGCCAGTCGCCAACGTTGTTCCTTACGTGGTCGTCAGTTGTGTAAACCTTAACGGACTTATATCCTTTGCTTGCCAGATAATCCTGCATTCTGGTATCAGCACCAGGAGCATCGCCAATTACGATTTGAGAACCGTCTTTCATCATCTTGTCGATTTCATGTTTGGCTTCTTTTGGTATTTCTTCATCAAACTTAACTTTGCCTGATAGGAACACGACAGGCTGATGGTCATACACATCTACTCCAGATTCGGCTTTAATCTCTTCATCAGTGAACTTACCAGATTTCTTCATCGCATCACGAATCGCGTAAGACTTTTCTTTAGCCTCTTTATAGCCTTCCGTATCACGCTTAATCTGATCGAACGCGTCGGCTTTGTCGTTGTCTTTCTTTATCTTCCCGCTTTCGTAATCTTCAATAAACTTTTTGGCGTTTTTAATACGTCCATTATGGAGTTTGCCATATGCAATCATTCCAGCACCAACGCCAGCTCCTACCAAAGGATGAAAACCAGAAGCAAACGCAGTACCAATAAACCATCCAACCGCATTTCCTTTTGCATCAAATGGCGATTCAGCCGCGATTGTTTTGGCGCGTTCGTATTTTTCTTTTTGCGTATCGGCTCTAAGTCCTACGCCGTATCTTAAACGCCCAGCTGGTGTAAGTGACCCATCAGGATTCTGATACCGTCTAACACCCCAGCGCATATTCTTAATACCGAAGTGTTCTAGGTATTCATTCGTCAAATCAACAGAGGCATAAGATGCATCGCTCATATCTTTAAACCTCCTTTAGACTTGATCGTCAGATATAAAAGTATTTTTCGGATCTACTGCGCAATTTAGCCGCCACTCCTGTTCGCGCATATTTGCCTCTAACACATCTTTTACAAGACTTGACTGAGGAGGATCGAACATAAGACGAACTCTCATATATACATAGGTCTGAGTCATGTTAAGAAGATTGTTGTCTTCTCCTATAAGCTGATCCCAGGTTTCAGCATCTGAGGTTACAAAAAAGCCGCCCTCAGGACCTACACCAAGCTGTGCTAAAGTCGAAAGGACGGAATTAATAAACACTATGATTTGATTGTCGAAATCAGTCTGATCTTCGGTTATCCCAAGATTTTCCTTAACCGAGGTCAATATGCTATTTTTATCAGCCATTAATTTCCTCCTTTCTTAATTTTGAATTTTAACTGTAGAGATAATAACTTACGTCTGTGATTCCAAGAGCATCAGCGATTTCGGCATTGGTTTTACCGGAAGCTTTCATGGATTTGACTTGCTGACGAATTTTGTTTGATGAAAATTCGGATTTCTTGCCCCAAACGTAATAATCTTTTGTTCCAGGTTTATTCTTATAAATTTTATCCAAATAATCGATATCATCTGTAATTTCTCGATTATGTCCGCTACGAGATTTATAACTACCAACGTCATCTGTTCGCTTTATATACTTATCGATTTCACTATGGTTAGCATCATACGTTATAGTTTTCTTTTTCTTATCGTAAATCATAACTCCAGCATCATCATACACGGAGCCATCTAATGCTGAACTAAGACGCCTAACGGTTTCTTCTCGATCGTTATCATTTTTAATAGTTTTAAGCTTTGCGTTAATCCTACTAACGGTTTTATTAGTGTTATCCTTTAATCCTGGTTTATAATCTATCTCATCTCTATGATCATAAACATAATCATTTCTCATGAAATTCACGAACGTTTCATCCGCTTTACCTGCTTTGGTCTTTGCTTCCGTAGTTAATTCATTTTTTTTTGGAATTGAATTTTTTAACGAACTCATTTGTGGCTTCTTGTTTAGCTTCTCGTTTCCACTGGCTTTCCATATCGTAAAGATACTTTCCGCCGCCAATTGTATAACCAACTGTAGATCCAATAAGGCTACCATAAACTCCAGCAATCAAATAACCAGCCATAGCACCAGAAGCTGACGCAGCATCAGCGTTTGCATAAGTGTCAGCAAATTCATCTACGTTTTTCATGTGCTTTTCTGCGTTAATTACTTTTGCCTGGTTTTTAATCCACTGTTTCTGATACTTAGCGCGTTCCTTATCTGTTTGTGCGTTCTTGTATCTGTCTTCAACTTCTTTATTCTTTGCTTCAAACTTCTGAGCTCGTTTGCCCTGACCTTTAAGTGTATTTGAAGCAAATCTGGCTCTTCGATTTGCTTTTAACTTGTCAAATCTCTCGCCATCAAACTTCTTCGCATATTCCTTCTGAAGTTCTGATCTGGCTTCTGCTTTATCAAAACCAACGCCATATCTGGCACGGCCTGCTGCAGTCAAAGAACCATCCGGATTCTGAAAGCGCCGTTCGCCCCAGTGCATTCCTTTAATGCCATGATGCATGATAAAGTCTACGGTATAATCATCTGCTAAGTAAGCAGCGTTTGTGTATTCGCTCACAATCTCACCCCACAAATTTTAGCTTTAGTGTTTACTGTAAACGTAACGTTTTATAGTGCCTTCTTCACCCTTAAACGACTGTTTAGAATCTTTAAAACCATTTTTCTCAGCGGTTTTAATACTCGCTACGTTTGTTGAATCAATGTAGGCTGTCAAAGGATACTTTTCCATATAATCATCCATATAGCTTTCAGTTATCTTTATCGCTTCCTGAATCATCTTAGATGTAAGGCCGGTTCGTCTAGCGTCTTTGGCACTAGCCCAAGAAAATATCCACTCTTTCGTTGGCTTACCACTACTAATGTCGTTAAATTCTTCAAGACCAGCGGATACTTCGACACCTTTTGTCATGAACAAATTGACGGCCTCTTTCTTTTGTTCCCAGTTGTATCCCTTATCGTACTCGTGCCTAATTTGCTGTATAGTGCGTTTCTTTCTTTTGTATCCGCTATAATAAGCGCGTTCTTTTGGGGATAATGAATTCTCAATTTTCATAGAAACACGCACGTCATGATTGCGTTTCTTACCCAAGGACGTATAAGTGCCATCAGGATTCTGATAACGACGAACTCCCCAATGCCGTAATGCTCCAAATAGTTACAAGTTTCATCGTTTGCTAAAATATAACTATCGGCATTCATAAAATCTCCTATCAAAAAAAAAAGATTCAAACAAATATCACTTTGTCGAATCCTTCATCAATAGTTGGTACAACGAAATCGTTATACATTCTTTCTATTTCATTTCTAGGAGCATATGCTATAGTTCCTCTTCGATTTTCGTTTCGGTTTAAGCAAACTTCGATTGGAGTGTTAACTATTACGCACACCGCCTTGCCAAATCCTTTGACATTGTTTAAAACGTTTGCTCTTGATCCTTTGTAAATGCTCGTCTGATCAAGCCATACATTTCTTCCAGAGTTTATAGCTATGTTTGCCTTATCGAATAGTATCTGCTTTACTTGTGGTTCGTGAGAAAAGTAATCTTCGCTAGGTTTGAGCAGCGAATATCTAATCGCATCTCTGGAGATGTATTCATCCGTTTTTGGTATATGTTCTTGGCAGTATGTTGACTTACCAGAACCAGGTAGACCACACATTAGATAAAGCGTTGGTTTTTCAGGCGCCTGCTTTTTCCAAGGAGTCTGATCGTTAGGTGTTCGTTCTTCTCCATAGTTTGCTTTAAACAAAAACTCATCGCCATAGGTTAATGCGCGATGAGTCACTGTCGAAATGGTTATTAAGTTGTCTGGATCAAATATCTTTGGAGTTCTGTTAATCAAGTCTTCAGTTGAGATTGGTTCTATGTGATGAACCATGGCTTTTCCTTTTGGTATGAAGTAGCCATCGACTCCAAGATCGCATCCGTTATCTCTTAAAATGATCTTGCGTCTGGTTTGCTGCCAGGCATCAGATCTGTAAAACACTTGATTCAAATATCTGTTTTCTCCAAACGTTTCCGCTCCAACAGACTGATTAAGTTTGAGGTAGTGGAAACGTTCGAGAAAGGTGGGTATCTGAACAAGCGCTGAATATGTCTTAACCGCCATTATCTGATTCTCCTTGCCCACTGTATTCGCGCATTGCTTCAAGAGCATTCGTATAAAGATTCTTAATCTCTTCGTACGACTGCTGGTTTTTGGTTTTTGCTTTGTCAAGCTCGATTTGTGTCCTCAAGAGCTCCTGCTCTAGCTTTTCGTGGCTTGAACCAAGCTTTAAATAATGCGTGATGACCTGTGAAGAAGCAGTGCCCTCTCTTAATTGCTTCTCTGCAAGGTCTACAGCAAGATGAACCAGTTGAGCTTCCCTTGCTTCAGGCGTTAAGGCAGGCCGAATAGCCTTAGTCGGAGTTTTTGTAATATCTTTCTTAGACTTAGCCACGCCTTAATCCCTCCTTTCCTTTACTTGTTAGTTGGTTTCGCGTTGCTTAAGATTGGTTTTGATGTACTTTATGTGTATTTTTAACATCATAACTTTCGACGGAGCACAGACGATCGGCATGTACAGAGGACTTTGTACCTTACAAGGATTGCGTGAACCCGTACTTCTGCGGAAAGGAGGCAAGGAACCGGTTTAGTAAGCGCGGAAGGCTATGCCCCTTCGAAAGTTATGATGGGAAAGAATATAAAACACCCCCTAAAAACCCCTTCCGGAGAAAAAT